CCCTTGAGTGCCATCGCCTGGTATTCGGACCACTGGACTGGCTCGGGCTTTCCCTGCTTGTCCGTGAACTCCACTCCGTCCAACTTCAGCTTCTGTCCGTCGGGGACAACGACACGCCGAACCTTGTTGCTCTCGTCCAGGTAGTTGACCGTCAGGGCACGACCCACGATGGTGTTCGCAGAGGAGGTGTCGGCGTTGGACTTCTCCTCGTGCTTCTGCTGCATGAGCTTCGCCTTGGTCGCCCGCACGCAGTCCGTGTCGGCTCCTCCGCTGCACTGCTCCTGGGCCTGTTTTTCGATGTCGTTCAAGTCCGACGGAGTGAGCTTTGTCTCCTCCGAGACCTCAAACGCAGGAATGAGCTCTTCGTTGGCGGTAATATCAAGCGTGCCTCCGCTGGCTTTGGACTTGAGGCTTTGGGTGACATCCCGACGAGCGAGATTGTCCCCGAAAAACGCTCCCAAGATTTGGATCGGCATTGTTATGATGCGAACACAAGATTGCCCAGTCCTGAGACGATGCGCAGGAAGTTAATGGACTCGACGTAGATGCCGATCGTGTAGGTGTAGACGAAGATCACGTTGTTGTTGGTGTTCTGGACAACGGTCAGAAGCTCCGAGGGGTCGTAGAGTCCGACCTGTGCGGGAGGAATGACGACCGGATTGGGGTTGAACGCGGTGGACTTCAGGATGCACACCTGCGTCGTCGTCGGTGCTCCGGATGCAGTGACACTCTCGGGAAGAGGCTGCTGGAGACTGAGGCGAAGTGTGATCTTGTTGAACATGCTTCCGTTGATGGCACCGCTCGGCTGATAGGTCGAATGGTCGAGGGCAAACGAATACATGTAGAGGCCCGGAAGGTCGGGAGTGCGCCCCGTAGTGTGCCGATACATCTGGAGGAGACTGAAGAACGGCAGAGGCTTGGTCTGGAACCGCTCCTTGCCATCCAGGAGAAGCACTCCGTCCACCACGATGTTCCGAGGGGCAATGGAGCTCACCTGTTGCTGCCCCGACGCATACATTGCAGTCTGAATGCTGGAGGAGATTGCGGACCACGGAGCCCGCTTGGGGTTCTCCCAGTTCGTGTAGTTGTCCCAGTCGTTGGTCTGAATGCGATCGGACCGCTGTCCCGCAAAGAGGATGCGTGTGACCAGGTTGTGCATCGGAATCTCAATGTCCGTGTTCGCTCCAAACTGACCTTCCTTTCCGACGTAGGCAACCGTCTTCACAAGGAACGACTGATCCGCGCGCGCCAACTGGTTCATCTCCATCTCCGTGAGGTAGATGAAGTTGCCCTCCAAGTAGGGATCGGGACTCCAGGTGCTGAGCGTCGGATTGCTCGGAGCACCCGTGCTGGTGGGAGGCGACAGAAAGAGGTTCATCGCATTGTAGAGGGCATCTCCCGTAGGCTTCACGCGCTGCCCGTAGGTTGGAGACGCAGGGTTGACGTCAATCACCGTATAGAGATCGTTCAGGTTCCGAAGGGTTACGTTGATGTACACCTCTGAGTTCTGAAGCGAGACGAGGGGCAGAGCCATTCCAGGGTTCTCGCAGAACCAAAAGTGAAGAGGCACCATCAACTGGCGAGAGCGAATGCTGGGCTCGGGAGTCTTTGTGACAGGATCCGTAGTCGGGATTGTCGTGGGGCTGATTGCGTGCGGATACTGATTGGTGCGGTCGTAGGCATTTGCAGGATCGTAGATCGCAGGAACGTTGCCCACCATCTCATCGATAATGCGACGCTTGTTGGCGTCGTGGAGCAGATAGGAATACATCTTCAGCCATTCCCCTCGCAGCCTCTGAATGACCTGCCCGTTCATGACCAGGTCCACATGGTCAATCAAGTTGTAGCCAATGTTGGGAATCCATTGGAACTCGTACCCGATGGAATTGGCTCCAAATCCACCCGTATATCCATCGGGAAGGGCACTGGAATTCAGATACTTCAGAGGAGACCAGATGTCCGGCAGCGTAATCGACAGATACGTATCGTGGAGCAACTGAGCATAGCGGTCGATGCGACACGACAGCGTCTTGGTTCCCGTGGTCACGAACTCGTAGTTCGTAGCCGTGAAGGACATGCGGATGTGCTCCATCGCAAAGTTCGTATGACGGCGATAGACGGCTCGGAAATGAGTCATGGAGGGATTTCCATTGACCAACTCATTTTGTGCTCCTACGCCCACCAATTGGAGAAGACCTCCGGGCATTTGTATCTAGAGAGATGGAATCTTTAACTGTCTTACTGCGTCGCACGAACACCAATCGGCATGAGCGCCTGGCGGTTCAGTCCATCCTTGGTGTTGACGGTGGAGAACACACCGGTCCAGGTGAGGCAGCAGTCGCTGGAATACGTTGCGCCACCCGGAGCACTGCCCCACGCGCTGACCGCGGGCGTCACAAACCGCTCCCGCTGGGTCGCCGCGTTTGCCTCGACACTGAGGAACAGCGCGTTCGTCTTGTCCTTCTGCTCGGGGGGAGTGCTGTTGTACGACTTGGCGAGCACGCGGCGTTTGTACTTCGTCAGGAAGTCCTGGGCGGAATTGACCTGCATTTGTGACTTACGCAAGAGAATCGTAGGAGTGTCAATGCGATTCGTTCTCATCAGCACACACGTGGACCAGATTACGGGCTACTCCAAGGTAGCTCACAACATGTTGAAGCAGGTTGCCACACTGGCTCCTCGCGTCAAGGTCTATCACTTCGGATTTCAGCGCCACCCCGGTCGTCCTGGGTTCCGCAAGGTGCCCGAGGGTGTCATTGCCTACGATGCGGCTGCCAACGAGGATCCTGTGGAGGAGGGATTCGGATTCAACAAGTGCAAGGAGTATCTGGAGATGGTCAACCCCGACGTGGTGATGATCTACAATGACCCCTTGATTATCTGCCGCTTCCTGGAGGCGCTCCAGTACAAGAAGGCGTCGTCCACCTTCAAGCTCTGGGTCTATGTGGACCAGGTCTACAACGGCATCGCACCCGTTCTGATGGACAAGATTCGCACGGAGGTGGACCGTGTGTATGCCTTTACGGACTCGTGGGCGAAGGCACTTGAGCAGTACGGGTCGTTCCCCGACGTCAAGATTCTGGAGCACGCTGTGGATCCGCTTGTCTTCTCGAAGCTCCCTGAGAAGGACCGCCTTGCCCTTCGAGCCAACATGAACATCCCCAAGGACGCAACGGTCTTCCTCAACATCAACCGCAACTCCCAGAGGAAGCGCCTGGACCTGACTCTGGGGGCGTTCGCAGAGCTCCTGTCTCGTCGCCCCGACAAGCCGTATTACCTCATCATGGCGACGGGCTTGAATCCTCAGACGGGAGCCTACTACGACATCCAGCGCATCTTCCAGACGGAGGTTCTGGAGCGCAAGCTTCCCCAGACGATGCTGACTCGCCTTCTTCTCATTGACACCTCGGGACAGTCCATTCTGAGCGACGAGGCAGTCAACGGTCTCTACAACGCAGCCGACATTGGCGTGAACACCTCGGACGGCGAGGGATTCGGGCTGTGTCAGCTGGAGCACATGTATGCGGGTGCCCCACAGATTGTCACGGACATTGGAAGCTACCGGTCGTTCCTCGACGATACGGTGACCGAGTTCGTGAAGCCTGCGAGCCATCAGTGGTTTGCGGGAAGCATGCCTCTCGGGTCCACGAGCATGGTCTTCCTCTATCAGGATGTAGCGGATGCGATGGAGCGCATGCTGGATACCCATGCGGAGAAGAAGGCTGCTACCGCTGCCTATGCCTTCAAGACCTGGTCGCAGGTCTGCGATTCCTGGCTGGAGGACATTCTTACGGAAGCCACTGGATCTGCGTAGGCGACGTCAAGAGTCCCACTCGAAGAAGACGCTGGTTGTCCTCAAAGGCAGGTCCGTCAAAGACCTCCTTGCTGTCGGGGTCCAGCAAAAAGACCATCTGTTTGATTGCCACCTTCTGAAGCCTGCGCTTCCTGCGTTGGGTGTTCCGCAGGTAGGTTAGGTCAGACTCGTCCATGGTAATGTCCGGCTTGAACGCCAGGTCCTCTCCCTGGACGGTGCTGTCGAACCGCATACACGAAATCACAGGCGTTTCCCGACTATGAAGTTTGCGATGGATTTCGCAGTCGACGGCCGCCTGTTTGAGAAGTGTCCCGATGCGCTGATTGACCTTGTCCTTCTCGTAGGACTTCTCGTAGAGATACTCGTCGGTGGTCAGAAAGGCTTCCACGGGGTCGCCCATGTAGCGCTTCATGTCCGTGTCGGCCCTTCGCACAGGGACGACGTTGTTCGAGCCCTCGGTGGACTTGGACTGCTCCTCGGTGAAGGTGGACAGATAGAAGCTGATTCGGACCGTACGCTCCTCGGGAGGCAAGGACGCGTGGGAGCAAATGCGGATGGCTCGTCCGATGACCTGGTCGTGACGGGCAGGATTCCAATGCGGCTCCATGATGTGGACGTGGCGGACGTTCGCCAGCGTGATGCCCTCGGCACCGCTGGACGACGCCATCAGGAGACAGAGGAGCTTCTTGGGTTGGGCTGCGACGGAGGCCTTGAGCGAGGCAGGGAAGTCGTCCGAGTAGCGAATGCCGTTGAAGATCTGGCGCATGTATTCGCGCTCTTCTGCGTCTTCGTTGCCCGTGTAGAAGGCATACGCGGGCTTGGCGGGGTCCAGTGTGGGGTCCACCACCCACTGGTTGGCTTCCTTGACCAGGCGATACGGTTGCCAGCCGTTGGCGTCCAGGATGGCGCTGAAGACACCCAAGCCTTCCAGCTGGCGATACTGCGAGTAGACGAACTGATTGGGCCAGTCCTCCTTTGTCCCTCGTGTGGCTTCCACGGTCTCCAGCATC